AGTTAAATTTAGTTATAATGTGGTGGCTCCTAGAATGTATAAAGGAAAAATTAATTCATTAGTTAGCAGAATGATCACCTTTGCTGACATGATTCAATTGACTCACTTGAAATTACAACAAGTTATGTCAAGAATTGTACCTGATGGTGTTTATCTTGATGCAGATGGTTTAGCAGAAATAGACTTAGGTAATGGTACAAATTACAGTCCTCAAGAAGCATTAAACATGTTTTTACAAACCGGTTCTGTTATAGGTAGATCTATGACACAAGACGGTGATTTTAATAATGGCAAAGTACCTATTCAAGAAATACAGACTTCTAACGGCCAAGCCAAAATAACTTCTTTAATAAACTCATACAACTTTAATCTACAAATGATTAGAGACGTTACAGGATTAAATGAAGCAAGAGATGGTTCTATGCCTGATAGTAGAGCTTTAGTAGGCATTCAAAAATTGGCTGCTGCTAATTCAAATACTGCAACGAGACATATATTAGATGGTTCGTTGTATTTAACTTTATTAACCGCTGAGTGTGTTTCTATTAGAGTTTCTGACGTAATAGAATTTTCACCTATGAAAGATTCTTTTATAAGGTTATTGGGTAATTTTAATTTTAATACGCTTAAAGAAGTAAAAAATCTTCATTTACATGACTTTGGTATATTTTTAGAATTATCGCCAGATGAAGAAGAAAAACAATTAGTAGAAAATAATATACAGGTTGCATTGTCTAAAGAACAAATTTATTTAGAAGATGCGATAGATATACGTAATGTAAAGAACTTGAAGCTTGCAAATGAATTGTTAAAAGTAAGAAGAAAAAATAAATTAAAGTTAGATAGGCAAATGCAAATGGAAAATATTCAAGCACAGGCCAATTCTAATGCTCAAGCTGCGCAAGCTGCCGCTCAAACAGAAGTACAGAAAGAGCAAGCCCTAGCGAGTAATAAAATAGATATAAGCGAAGCACAATCAAAATTTGATATAGCTTTATTAGAAAAAGAAGCTGCTATAAAGAAAGAGTTAATGCAATTTGAATTTGATTTAAATATGCAATTAAGAGAAAAAGATAAAGAAGGAATTGATCAAAAAGAAAAGTACAAAGAAGACCGTAAAGATTCAAGAACTAAAATACAGGCTTCTCAACAATCTGAATTAATAGATCAAAGAAAAAACAATAAGCCTCCTAAGAATTTTGAATCAGCTGGAATGGACGTTTTAAATGGAGGTTTTAGTTTAGGTTCTTTTGACCCAAAATAAATAAATAAATTAATTATATTATATCATGTCGGAAATAACAGAAGTTAAAGTTGATAACACAGAAGAATTATCAATTGCAGAAAAAGAAACTAATGCTTTAAAAAAAGCAGGTTTTGATACAAAAGAAAACGTTTACAAAGTAGACTTAAGGTCTGAGACCAAAACAGAAGAAGATGCCATTCAAGAGCCAAGCACAGAGGAAGTTTCTTTACGCGACGAATCCAAAACTAGCGAAGAAATACCAGAAAAAAACAACGAAAGCCCAATCGAAAAAATTACCGAAGAAAGTGGCCAAGAAGAAGAAGTGCGGGTGCAAGCACAAGAAGAGGTAGAAGAAAAACAGATTGAGGAACCAAAACTACCTGAAAATGTAAAAAAGCTAGTTGATTTTTTAAAAGAAAACCCTGGGTCTGATATAAATGACTACACTAGATTAAGTACAGATTATTCTCACGCGGATGAAGATACATTGTTGCGAGAATATTATAAACACACTAAAAAGCACTTAAGCAAAGAAGATGTTGATTTTCTTTTAGAAGACAATTTTTCTTACGATGAAACACTTGACGATGAGCGAGAAGTCAAGAGAAAAAAACTTGCTCATAAAGAAGAAGTTGAAAAAGCTAGAAACTTTTTAAATGATACTAAAGAGAAATATTATTCTGAAATCAAGTTGAAGGCAGAATTATCTCCTGATCAGAAAAAAGCTACAGATTTTTTTAACAGATATAATGAAGAACAATCAGAGTCAAAAAGAAAGCAAGAGGAACAGTCAAAGGTTTTTAACAATTTAACTAATGAAGTTTTTAACGAAGAATTTAAAGGTTTTGAATTTAAAGTTAAAGATAATAATTATAGATATAACGTTAAAGACAAAGACTCATTACGAAAAGAGCAAAGTGATATTATGAATGTTTTAGGAGGTTTCCTAGATGAAAAAAATACACTTAAAGATGCTAAAGGATACCACAAGGCTTTGTTTGCTGCTAAAAATGCAGATGGTATTGCTAATCACTTTTATGAACAAGGTAAAGCAGATGCAATAAGAGAAATTAATTCTAAGGCTAAAAATATAGATATGAACCCTAGAACTACTTCAGATGGTTTTATTGACGCTGGCGGCATGAAAATAAGAGCAGTATCAGGCAATGATAGTTCAAAACTTAAGATAAAATTTAAAAATAAACAATAAAAAACAAAAAAAATGGCAACAGCTACTTTTAGTCTCCCATCGGAGATTACACCAAATGCTACAAAGTCAGCATTAACAGGTAATTATTTAGACATCCAAAACAATGGATGGGCACAACAGTATCTTCCTGAATTATACGAACAGGAAGTTGAAAGATACGGAGATCGCACCATTGGTGGTTTCTTACGTATGGTAGGCGCAGAAATGCCTATGGCTTCTGATCAAGTTATTTGGTCTGAGCAAGCACGATTACATTTATCATACACCGCTACATTAGTAGCTGATTCTAGTAACACAAACGTTATTAATACTTTTGTTACGACTGGGGCTAAACATGCTATCCGTAAAGGACAAACTATTGTTATTTCTGATGGAACTACCACTTCTAAAGCATATGTAACTGAAGGTATTGAAACATCTGAAACTGCAATTAAAGTAAAATCTTTTAAAGGAACTACAGGTCTTGTAGGAGACGATAGTTTAGTAGCAGGAAGCGTTACATTATTTGTATACGGTTCTGTATTTGCAAAAGGTGTTTCTGGTATGACTGGTTCTATTGAGCCAAAATTTCAAACATTCACTAATAAGCCGATGATCTTAAAAGATAGATTTGAAGTATCTGGTTCTGACGCTGCTCAAATTGGATGGGTTGAAGTTACAGGTGAAGGCGGACAAACTGGATATTTATGGTATCTTAAAGCAGAAGGTGATACTCGTACCCGCTTTGAAGACTATTGCGAAATGTCTATGATTGAAGCAGAAACTATTGCTAACACTAGTTTGACTGGTGCAGGTGTTGAAGGTTCTGAAGGTATGTTTGCAGCTATTACTTCTAGAGGTAATGTTGCTACTAACGTATTTGACACTCCTTCTGATACTATTTCAGATTTTGATCTTATTCTTAAAGAACTAGATAAGCAAGGTGCTATTGAAGAAAACATGAATTTCTTAGATAGATCTTCTAATTTAAATCTTGATGATGCTCTTGGTGCTGTTAACGCTAACTATAGCGGAGGTACTTCTTTTGGTGTTTTTCAGAACAGTCAAGAGATGGCGCTAAATCTTGGTTTTACAGGCTTTAGACGAGGTTCATATGATTTTTACAAAACTGACTGGAAATATCTTAATGACCAATCTACTCGTGGATTAATTTCTGATATTAAAGGAGTTTTAGTACCTGCTGGAACATCTTCTGTTTATGACCAATCACTTGGTAAAAACATTCGTAGACCGTTCTTGCATACTCGATATAGAAGTTCTCAATCTGGAGACAGAAACATGAAGTCTTGGACGACTGGTTCTGTAGGCGGAGCTACTACTTCTGATTTAGATGCAATGGAGGTGCACTATCTTTCTGAAAAGTGTTTAGTTACACAAGCTGCTAATAACTTTGTGTTATTTAAGTAGTATTTATATTCAATGCCCCTGGTTTAATTACTAGGGGCATTTTATTAATTTATTAATTATATTATATCATATCATGAAAAATAAAAATTGGGAAATAAAAGACAGAATGTATGTCTTAAAAAATGACTTGCAGCCGTTGAGTTATATTATGAAAAGCAAAAGGCTTCTTTGGTATGACCCAGATAAAAAATACGAAAGAGAAGTACAATACACTAAAAATCAAGCTACTGTATTTGTAGATGAATTTAAAGGTGAACTTAGAGTGGGTAATATTATATTTAGAGATGGGATATTAAATGTAGATAAAAAAGAACAAAATTTACAAAAATTATTATCTATTTATCACCCTGAACTTAATAAAACATATTTTGAACAAGACGATGCACAAGATGCTTCTGATGAGTTAGAAGATATTGCTTTAGAATTAGAAGCTTTAAATTTAGCTAATTCAATAGATATAGATAAATCTGAATCGATACTTAGAGCTGAAATTGGAAATGAAGTTTCTACAATGACCTCTAAAGAAATAAAAAGAGATATGTTTATTTTTGCTAAATCAAACCCTAAATTATTCATTGAATTAGTAAACGATGAAAACATTAATATTAGAGGTACTGCTATTAAAGCAGCAGAAAGAGGCGTGATTAAATTATCTAATGACCAACGTACCTTTAAGTGGGGGTCAAATGGAAGAAAATTAATGACAGTTCCTTTTGATGAAAACCCTTATTCGGCTTTAGCTGCATGGTTTAAAACAGATGAAGGAGTTGAAGTTTATAAAACAATTGAAAAAAAATTAAAATAAATTTTATTAATTAGGTCATTGCTCATACCAATGGCCTAATTATTTTATATTAATCAAAACATGACATTAGCCCATTAATATATAATAGTAGTAGGCTATTGTCGCATTTTTAAAAAAGCACAATGGCTATAAATGTAAATGGAGTATATAGGGTAGTTTTATCAATACTTAATAAAGAATCAAGAGGTTATTTAACCCCAGATCAATTCAATAGATTTGCTAGAAAAGCACAATTAGACTTATTAGATAAGTCTTTTTATGATTATAACCGTTTCCTTAATAGAAAAAAAACAATGGGTGTTAATAGCGAATACGGGGATATTGCTACTAACATAAAAGAAAAAATAGATGCGCTTAGTGTTTCTCAAACAGTTTCGGTTGACGCATCCACAGGCGCTATAGGCGAAACATCGGCAGGATTATATAAAGTTATAGACGTTAATAGTACGGCTAGAAATAAACAAATACAAGAAGTTACTAAAAATGAACTTTCTTATTTAAATTCTTCAAAATTAACTGCCCCCTCATCAGACTTTCCAGTATATTACAGAGTAGCTAACTCTATGTTCTTATTGCCTAAAAATTCTTATGGTTCTTTAAACATAGATTTTATAAAAGTTCCTTCAGATCCAATATGGGGTTTTACGGGTGGTGGTAGTAGCGCTTACGCGTATAATTCAAGTAGTTCTACTAATTTTGATTTACATCCTTCTGAGGAAGTACCTCTTATAATAAAAATATTAGCTTATGCCGGTGTGATGCTAAAAGATCCATTAGTAATACAAACGGCAACATCAAAAGAAACGAATGACTTTAACACAGAAAATTTAGTATAAAATGGGATTGATAACAGAAACTGAAAAAGCATATTACGAAGGCAGCAATTTTGGTAGCTATAGGTATATATCACTAGTAGACATTGTAGATAATTTTATGATTTCATATGTAGGTGATGGAAAACTTTTGTCAACAGCTAAAAGAACAGATATTGTTTTTCATGCTAAAAGAGGGATGCAAGAATTTTCTTATGATTTAAGTACTATTGATAAGATACAAGAATTTTTAGTTCCAGTTTCATTGTCATTTCCGTTGCCCCAAGATTATGTCCGTATTAATACAGTTAGTTGGGTTGATGATTCTGGTTTTGAGCATCCAATATCGCCTGGTACTATGACGTCTAAGCCTTCGCAATCAGTAGTTCAAGATGTTAATGGTAATGTTACTTTTACTGGGAATGATGTTACAACACAGGCTTCTGTTACAGACGAAAGATTTAGAACGCATAATTCTAATGACTTAGTAGATTACAATAGAGAAAATATGTATTACGATGATGGTATAACATATTATGAAGGTCAAAGGTACGGTTCTGACCCTACTATGATGAATAGAAATGGTTTTTATGTTTTAGATGAAAAAAACGGAAAAATTAGTTTTACAAGTGATCTTTCGGGCGTTTTAATCACGTTAAAATATGTTTCTGATAGTTTAGGCCAAGACTCCGAAATGAAGGTCCATAAGTTTGCCGAGGAGGCTATTTACAAGCACATTGCGTATAGCATTGTTTCTACAATGGTAAATATTCCTGAATACATTGTTAATCGATATAAAAAAGAAAGAAGAGCTGCACTTAGAAATTCTAAAATAAGAATAATGAATATTAGTCCTGCTAATATGATACAGGCAATGCGAGGCAAAAGTAAACAAATAAAACATTAATTAGATGCCAGAAATTAAAAACGCTTTTCTTAAGGCCAAAATGAATAAGTCTATTGACGATAGACTATTACCTAATGGTGAATATAGGGATGCAGTAAATATACAAATAACTAAGTCTGATGAAGATAATGTAGGCACTGCTCACAATATTAAAGGTAGTACTGCTGTTGGTGGTATAAACTTAGGCTCTGATTATGAAGTAGTAGGTTCTTTTTTTGATAACCAAGAAAATAGAATATTTTATTTTATAACGAATGGTACTGCCCATAAAATTTATGTATTTTATTCTAGCAATGGAGCTTCGGCTTTATTAGTTAATGGTGATAGCTTTTTAAATTTTAGTAAAGACAACTTAATAACAGGTGTTAATTTAGTTGATGATTTACTTTTTTTTACTGATAATGTTAATCAACCTAGAAGAATAAATATAACAAAAGCATTAGCTAGTAGTTCTTTTTACAATAGCGAGGCTAAAATAAGTGTGGCTAAATATGCTCCTTATTATGCTCCTACCATGGTTATATCTCATGATTCTAGTATAACTTCATTATATATGAAGGAAAGGTTTTTAAGATTTGCTTATAGATATAAATTTGAAGACAATGAATATTCTATTATATCCCCATTTACAGAAATAGCTTTTGATATGGGAACTACATCAACTAGAAATAATGTTATGACTAGTGATGAACTAAAATCAACTTATGAAGATACTACTAACTCAAAAGTAGTTAATAGAGTTAATAAAGTTGTTTTAACTGTTCCTGAGCCTTCAGCAAATCCAACAACAGATCTGCAAATAACTCACATAGAGTTTTTAATGAAAGAATCAAATAGTGCAGCAGTTAAGATTTTAGATTCTATTGCTATAGATGATACTAGTTGGGGGTCTGATCAACATGTATATACATATAGAAGCGAGTTACCAACACAAACATTATCTGAAGAACAAGTTCTAAGAGTTTTTGATGATGTGCCTAAAAAAGCTAGATCTCAAGAATTTATTGGTAATAGATTGGTTTATGGTAATATAACAAAAGGTTTTCAATTGCCTGAAATAGATTATACACCGTCAATAGCTCAAAGAGTAGATGACAGTACATCCTCATTTAATCCTCAGCTATCTTTAAAACAAAGAAGAGAATATAAAGTTGGTGTTGTATTATCTGATTACTATGGTAGGTCCACGCCTGTTATACTTTCAAATACAGGTAACTCTACAATAGAATCTTTTGCTAAATCATCTGGTTTTGATTCAGAAAACTGGTTAGGAGATAGCTTAAGAATGGTTTTTAATGAAAACATAACAGCTGTAACACAAGCGACAAACGGAGCTACAACAAACAATGGTTCATTAACTTTAGCAAGTGGAGGCAATTTATCTTCAATTAAAAAAGGACAAAAAATAACAGGTACCGGCATAGTTGGTTTAGTAGAAGTAAAATCTATATCAAGTACAGTTGTTAGTTTAACTTCACCACAAACAATAGGTGATGGCGTAACTTTAACTTTTACTAATCAAACTATAACTAACGCTTACGATGCTACAAATAATCCTTTAGGATTTTATTCGTACAAATTAGTTGTACAACAAAAACAACAAGAATATTATAATGTTTATAATCCCGGTGTTTTAAAAGCTTATTTAACTACAGAAGATTATATAACGCTACATGGTGATAATATTAATAAGGTGCCTAGAGATACCACAAATTTTAATGAAAACGATAATACTTCCCCTTCAAATGTTAGGTTATTTCCTAAAGTTATAAATCAAAACTCAGGAGTAGGAACTCAGGGATTAATCCAATCAGATGGCGATTTAATTAGAGTTAATAGCATTGGTACTTTATCTAATCAAGGTTTTACTAATGATGGCACTATTGGTGATTATACTTATAAATTTTATCAACATGAAAAAAACCATTTAATAGCTCAATTAGATACTAATGGTGGGACTATAGGGGTTGACGCACCTGAACATTTTGATCAGTTAGCTATTCTTGAAACTGAACCATTCGAATCTGTTATAGATATATTTTATGAAACACCAACATCAGGTTTAGTTTCTGACTTAAATGGAACTGCTAGCGAAATAACTATAGACACTATAACTTTAACACCAATATCTCCTTCTGTAGCTAATAGTTCTACTAACATAAGCTTTTTTGAAAACTCACCTATAAATACAGATTTATTAAGTATAGTTGCTAAAGATGGTACTGAAATAATACCTGGTGCTGTTATAACTTTACAAAGCGCTACTAGAAATAGTCAAGATGTATCAAGCAAGTTTGAAGTTTATTTTGACGACGTAGATAGTATTTATAAGTTAAAAACAAAAGCTAATTTTACTAGA